CAACCCTCAATTTGGAGGTGGATTAAGAAGTTATATTTTTTCTCAAATAACAGAAAATAATTTAGACTTTTTAAAAGAAGATGTATCTGAAAAATTGAAAGTATTTTTTCCTAACGTTAATATACAAGAACTAAATGTATTATCCAATCCAGATAATAACGAAATATCAGTACAAATGTACTATTCAGTTGCAAATACCACAATTAGTGATGACTTAGAATTAAATTTTGCGTAATGGCTATCAGAAGAAACATAAATTATATAAATAAGGATTTTGCTGAATATAGAAGTTCATTAATTAACTATTCACAAACTTATTTCCCTACAACATACACGGATTTCTCTGAAACTTCTCCGGGAATGATGTTTATAGAACAAGCCGCTTATGTAGGTGATGTTTTATCATTTTATCTAGATAATCAAGTTCAAGAAACATATTTACAATATGCTAGACAATTTGATAATTTATATGATTTAGCCTATATGTACGGTTATAAACCTAGGGCAACTGGTTTAGCTAATACATTAGTTGATTTTTACCAACAAGTACCTTCTAAATTATCTGGTAGCGCTTATGTACCTGATTTTGATTATGCATTATATGTAAATCCTAATACAGTTATATCTACAACTGCAGGTAGCCCTACAACATTTACAACAGATGAACCTATTGATTTTTCAGTTTCTAACTCTTCAGATCCTACAATAGTATCTGTAGCTCAAGTTACTGCTGGGAATCCTACTTATTACTTATTAAAGAAAACTAGGAGAGCATTTAGTGGTGTTATAAATACTACTACAGCTACTTTTGGAGCTCCAGAGGAATTTGCAACCGTAGATATTAATAGTACTAATCTTGCAGGTATAATTGATGTATTTGATAGTGATGGAAATCAATGGTATGAAGTAGATTATTTAGGTCAAGATGCAGTATATACAGGATTAAAAAATGTTAATACTAATGACCCTAATACTTACTTAGATACAGATACACCTTATATTTTACAAACAAAACAAGTTCAAAATAGATTTGCTACAAGATTATTAAATGCTACTACTTTACAATTACAATTTGGTGCAGGAACAGCAAATGATACAACAGAAGATATTGTACCTAATCCTGATAATGTAGGTTTAGGATTACCATTTGGGCAAAGTAAATTAACAACCGCATTTAGTCCTACTAATTTTATATTTACTAATACTTATGGTGTTGCTCCTAGTAATACTACTTTAACTATTAGATATTATACAGGAGGAGGTACTCAATCAAATGTGTTATCCAATACTTTAACTAACCCAACTACTACTACTTTTCAATTTTTAAAAGGTGGATTAGATCCAACAGTAGCACAATATGTATTTAATTCTATTTCTACTAATAATTCAATAGCTGCTTCTGGAGGTCAAGATGGAGATACAATAGAGGAAATAAGACAAAATTCAATTTCAAATTTCTCTACCCAATTAAGAAATGTAACCCCTAATGATTATTTAGTTAGAGCCTTGAGTATGCCTCCTAAATTTGGAATTATATCAAAGGCTTTTACTCAAAAACCTACTTTAAGCAATGAAGAAATAGGTTCTAATGCTACATTAGATATTTATGTACTATCCTCAAATATAAACAGTAAATTAACAACCGCTTCTACAGCATTAAAAAATAACTTAAAAACTTATATTAATGAATATAGGATGATAAGTGATACTATTAGCATTAAAGATGCTTTTATAATTAACTTTGATGTTTATTTTGAAATTATTACTTATCCTAATTATAATGGTAACCAAGTAATAGAAGGATGTATTGTAGCATTACAAAATTATTTTTCTATAGATAAATGGCAGATAAATCAACCAATTATTTTACCTGATTTGTTTGTGTTGTTAGATCAAATTGATGGTGTACAAACAGTTAAACAAATAAATCTTACTAATAAAACAGGAACCTCACTAGGATATTCACAAAGTGCTTATGATATGAGTGGAGCTACTCAAAATGGAACTATTTTCCCATCTTTAGATCCAAGCATATTTGAGTTAAAATATCCTAATACTGATATTAAAGGTAAGGTAGTAACATTATTTTAATTATGGCAGTATATAAATTATTTCCTTCACAAGACGCATCTATTTATAGTGCATACCCTGCTATGAATACAGGATTAGATCCTATATTAGATGTAGCTAACTATGTTACAGATTTTAACCCTGTATCTAGTGTAGCAAGATCTTTAATTAAATTTGATCAGAGCCAAATTAATAATGTAATTGATAATATAGCTTCAGTAACTAGTTCTTTAAATTTAACAGCTAGTTTAAAATCATTTGTTGCTAAAGCAACTAATGTAGTATTAGAATCTACAATTGAAGCATATCCTATTTCAGGATCTTGGAATAATGGATCAGGTCAATATTTAGATAATACCCAAAATACAACCGGTGTTAGTTGGGTATATAGCGCATTTTCTGGTTCTGCACCATGGCCTATAAGTAGTTTTAGTTCGCATGTTACTGGCTCGTATTCTGGTAGTAATAACGCTGGAGGATGTGTTTGGTGGACAGGATCTGGTGGGTATACAGGTATTGGATCTTTAGAAGCTACTCAATCGTTTAATTTAAGAAGTGAAAAAGATTTAGAGTTAGATGTTACTGATGCAGTTAAAGTTTGGTATTCATCTTCAAAAAATCTTACAGGTGCTTTACCATTGATATCAAATGAAGGATTTGTAATCAAATGGGAAGATTCAAAAGAATTTGTTACTTCAAGTGCTGTAACACCCCAATTAAGCTTTTATTCTGTAGATACTAATACTATATACCCTCCTCAATTAGAAATAAAATGGAGAGATTTTGTATATGATACTGGAAGTTTAGAAGTTATAGATACCCCTGATTTGTTTGTTGCATTAGATAATAATGCTGGTGTATTTTATAGTGAAAGTATTAATCAATTTAGATTAAATGTGCGTCCTCAATTTCCTGTTCGTATATTTGAAACATCATCTATGTTTACTAAAAATCATGCATTGCCAACTTCTTCTTATTATGCAATAAAAGATTTGGATACTAATGAATTTGTAATAGATTTTGATACACAGAATACACAAATTAGCTGTGATGCAACAGGAAGTTATTTTACAGTATATATGAATGGATTAGAACCTGAAAGATACTATCAGATTTTAGTACAAACTACAGTAGATAATAATACTATAGTAATGGATGAAAATTATTACTTTAAGGTAGTTAACGGGTAAAATAAATGACAAATCAAAAAGTAGATCTTATTAGAAAAATATATTCTAAAACAGAATATCCTAAGGTAATTGATACTAAATTTAGTCAATTAGGTGTAGTTTCTTTAAATGAACAAATTGATAACACAGTAACTGTTAATCAATTTTTTGAACTTTATAATCAATTATTTTATGATATTCCTGCTTTAGGTGAAACTGATTCACATGAATTTTTAGTTAAAACTAGTGGAGAATATATTAATTTTGATCAAGATAGTGAAGAAATAGAAGCACTAAGAGCAGAAATTACACAATTAAGAAGAGATTTACTTCAAGCACAAGTTGAAAAAGCTGAAGCTTTAACAGGTGAAAAAATTAATTTAGATATAGATAGTATAGATGATGCTTCAATAGCTGGAGATGATTTTACTAAAATATCTCAAGAAGTATCTTCACCATCTGTAAACACAACTAATACTACACCCGTATAATGGAAGATAAAACACAAATACTACAGGTTAACCCCATCACATTTGAATTCCAGCAATATACTGAGCAGGATAATATTCTTATTTCTTCTTCTGATTTAGATACATCTTTTACTGCTTCTACAGATTATATAGAATATTATGCTTATGATGAAAATAAAAGTTTAATATATCCTGATCCTAGTATTAGAGCTGTTTCTGTAACTACTTTTAGTGTTATAAATGGTGATACTATTCTATATCCATCTCAAGATTTAGAAAATATAGGATATGATTATGGTTCATATTTTTCAACTTATAATT